CATATACATATTCAATTGCCGAGTGTTCCTCAGAAATCGTGTCAAAGTTATGATCTTCAACAATCTTTGCAACCTTAGCGATAAGCTTCTTTGGAATCTGGTAGTCATTCTCTAGGGATTCGACTAGACCCTTATAAGCTTCACGCTGGTCCTTAATCATCTGCTTGATACCGGCCATTTCATATAGAGCATCGCGAATCTTCTTCTTGTCTGCTGGATTGGACGGTAGGGTAAACTGTACGCTGTCGTTATTCTTTGCCATTACTTTTCCTTTACTAATTAAAACCAAGTGCGGTAATCACCGGGAAAGTTCTCCATCTTATATTCATATGGAGTCGTTGCCGCTAGGTGAATACGAATACAATTCAAGTTACCAAGGCCGACTTCCGTGAATGTGTTTAGGAAGTGCGAATTGGCCGGGAACATGAGCATTGTTCCAGCTTTCGGTTTGATTGTCAAGTTATGGTTCAGAAATTCCAACTTGCCACCGAAGCATTCCATCAGTGTATCACTGATAGATGTATCCTTGGCGGTGGATAGAAAAATGATAACAGCAAAATCTACGTTACCGGACTTCACCCACTTACCATTGGTATAAATGCCATTGTCGGCCTTTGGGGAATCACCCTGAAAGCCTTCTGCATACCATTCAAACATAAATGGGGAGATAGCTTGGGTCTTGAAGCCATAGTATGGTTCGGCACGATCAAGAAAGTCGTCAAACTCTGGCATGATACGAATTTCGGCCAAAGCATTAGTCTTGAAGGTCTTGATGGGATAGTTTTCGCGGTTGCGATCTGGAATTGAATGCTTCATGCTTAGAACAATGTCTTCGCACTGTTCTAAGCTTAGAAAGTCTTCAACGAGGATGAAAGGGGATTTAGACTGTTTCTGCGTCATTTAGTAATGTTTCCTTAATTTGAATTACTGCTGCATCTTCAGCCTTTTCAGATAGCAGCTTCAATTTGAAGTCAACATTATAATTAGCTTTCTCTTGAATGTCAACAGACAATGTGATATGGGCTTCGTCATCCATTTCACAGACGTTGGACAAGATAGTCTTACCGAACATGGTCACCTTACCGGCACCACATAGGTTCTTAAACGATTCATACGATTCAACGTAAAGAATGTTTTCTTCGCCAAGGTCAGCTTGGACGCTTGGACGGTCGGACAAGCCGTTAAATTTTACATTAACGGCTGTTTCCTTTACTTCTTCTTTCTTTGGGCTAGACAAGTCAGTCTTAAACTCAACGTCGGAGTATTCTAAATTAATATTTTCTGATACAATGTATCGTACTAGATCGTCAATACTCTTAAATTTCATTACTGTCCTGCCTGATTGCCGTTACCAGTTGGAACCTGTGGGGTATTTGGTTGCTGCGAACCCGTTGGGTTGTTCTGGTTTGCAGAATTATTAGAATTCTGCTGCTGATCCTGAGAATCCTGCTGTTTCTTGGCTTCTGCGGCCTTCAAAGCGTTAGTAGCATTGACAGCATCAATTCTAGCATCTAATTCCTTAGTTTCAAACTGGATCATCATACGCTTCCAGTTCTGTGTTTCCTGATCGTCAGTTGGTAGAATCTGATACTTCTGTGGCAACTGTAGCTTCTGCTTCTGAAGGGTCTGAGCATTGTCAAACTGGTCTTCCTTTAGCAATTGAACAATATCAGATAGATAGGAAGTGCGAGATTCACCCATACCAGAACGGTTAGCTCTTTCTACATTGTAGCGAGCCAATTCAGCGTACTTTTTGGCTTCCTTTTCTTTCTTCTTCTGTGACTGCATTTCTGCATCAACACGAGCCAATTCTTCCTGACGCTTTACTTCTTTTTCAGCAGCAATAGCGGACCATTCAGCCTGCTTTGCACGAGCTTCTTCAGCAGCAGCATCAGCCTTAGCTTCTTCGGCATTAGCCTGAGCTTTTAGCATGGAAACGATTTGTGTTAGAATTGAGCCTTCATCTTCTGGTGCGGCTGGTTCTTCACCAAAATCCATGACGTTTTCACCTTCCATGTCTTCTGGATTACCGCCTTCTTCACCACCCATGTTAGCGTTTACGTCGCCAGTTTCGCCACCCTGACCACCATTCTGACCGGTTAGATCATCCTGTTGACCCTGATCCAAATCTAGACCTTCGTCACCACCAAGATCACCACCCATATCGCCCATGTCACCCATGCCCATATCATCACCACCCTGATCGAAATCGGCTTGATTACCAAAGTCATCAAAACCGGATTCAAATTCACCAGAGTCATCGATAGTGTCAGATGCAGGAGCCTTGGAAGCCAAATCAGCATTATAAACTACGTCATCAGGAATGGTTGGGAAATCAACCGAAATGATATTGAACTTTTCACGCATATCGTAAAGAATTTCGGCTAGCGAATTACCCTTTAGATTAATACCATTAGAAGTGTTGGATTTGTTATCAGCTAGACGCTTTGCTAGGGTTTCTTCGAAATCCTTAGCCTGATCTGCTGGAACAGTAACACGCATGGAGTTACCCTTGTCGTCTTCAACGCCATAGGATACCACACCAGAATCAACACCGGTAGTTTCAGTATCAGCAGCCTTCAAGCGGGATACGATATCAGACATATCGAAATCTTCTCCCAAACGTCTACGCTGTAGGAAACCAGCAAAGCCCTTCTTTTTCTTCTTATCTTTCAAATCTTTAAGCTTTTCTTTAGCTTTAGCATGATATTCTTCTTGTTTAGCATGCTTTGCGGCCTGTTCAGCACGATCTTCACGGCGAGCAGCGGCGTCAGCACGCCAGTCACGTTCGCTATGCTTGTGCTCGCGTCTTGAATCACCCGATGGGTTAGCGGCAATAGAGCCTGAACCAACCGAACCGGCTGCGGCGTCTTCTTGTAAGAAATCTTTAAAACGCATTATGTTAATCCATTCATTTGAATATATTTATTGACAAATTAACGAAATATCGATTTTTCGGTGGCAATAACGAACTCGATACCGTTAGCATCACACCATTGTTTGGCGGCTGTCCATTTGGCTTGATTGATCGCAAGAGTATGGTTCTCTTGAAGTTTTACAATAGTCTTTTTTGCACGGGACTTTCTAGTCTGCTTCTGTGGTTTGATTTCAACCATCTGGCGACGTTCATTCCCTTGAGCATCCACGAATTCCACATAAACATCAGGGAAATACTTGGCTTTTTTAAAGGTTTGCTTACCATTGATGATTGTTGGCTTCATATAAGGAATACCGAATGGCTCCGATTCCCAAGCCAAGATATACGGATTTTCATCAAGAAACTTGAATACTTTCAACTCCCATGATGACCTGTAAATGATTTTATCAATGTCACCAAGGTACTTATGTGGATTCTTTGGTATAAAATAGTCTTGTTTCCACTTACCACCTTTAACTGGTGGTTTACTATATGCTTCTGACATTAGAAGAAACTCTGGATTTTGTTTATGTTAGTCTGGATAGAAGATACACCGGCAAGAGCATCATCAAATGGGACCAAGCCCTGACGACCCTGATTGATTAGATTTTGCTGCTGATTCTGATTATAAGAGACGACATTTCCTGTTACATTGTTAGTAATTGGTGAACCGCTATTATCTGTGGTGTTTGGGTTAGGTGTATCTACGTCACTATAGGTGATGTTAACCGAATCGTATGCAAATACAATTTCGACATTGGTAGTATCGGATTGAGTCATATCCAAGTCATCAAGTGCAATACTGACGATCTTTGGATTTAGATAATCATAGTAAACCTGCTTTGCAATACCCGAATCTGCACTATTGTTATCTAGCATGTGATGTGTTACACGCATCCACTGAAAAGGACCGTTTTCATGTGGTAGAGCACCATAAGTGATAGCGCCACCAGCCGAACCCTGAAGGTTATCAGCCTGTTCCTTAGCGATATTAGCAATTGGGCTTACTAGGTTTAGATATTGCGAAACGATACTGTGAGCACGGTTTACAACGTCATCATAGAATGTTAAAGTGACTGTACCATAATCGACACGAGTACCAACCTTCTGACGCTTACCATAGAAGTTCATATCCTGATAAACGATCTGTGGATTAGGACGACCAGCACGCTTTAGAGCAAATTTGTTATCATCCATAGATTCATCACCCCAATAATTCTCATTAGGAGTGGTCAAACCCTTACGTGGTTGAAACTGAACCGTGAATAGGAACTTTAGCTTAGGCTGTTCATTGGTAGCAAAGTTATCAGGAATATCAGCAGCTACAGCATCAAAATCTGAGTTGGGGTCACCGTTGAATGATTGACTAGCAACCGAATTCTTTAGAGTTCTAGTTGGTCTAAACTCATTACTTGGCTTGCTGCGAACAGTTGCAGTAGCATTGACTGCTGGTAGATTAACTGCCTGTTGTTCGTCTAGGGTATCTGTTGAATTAAATATTTGTGCCATTATTTACGATTCTCGATGCGGCTTGTGCCAAGTTTCTTGATTGTCTCAACAGAGAGGTGGAATAGTTGGTGGACTTGTATGTACCAGCCTTTAAATCTCTAACGATATTGTCGATAAGCTGATAGTAGTCCGTTTGCATATCAGATGGCACAACATTGATGATTTGCAACATGCTTAGATTACCAAGCACAATGGTTTCACCGGCAGATAGCGTGACTGTACTAAAATCAATACCAGCACCGTAAATGATTGTATTACCAAAGATATCAGAGTTTACCTGATTACCGCTAATTACATTTCTATTTATTAGCTCCAAAGAGTTCATACCATTGGACACTGGACCTGTGCCATAGTCCGTCATAATGCTATTTAATAGCGAATTTGGAATAGATGGTTGAATAGGACTGTTAGGATTACCAGCGGCAATGCTACCATTAACAACCGTGTAGTTGTCTGAAATGAATTGGGTAATCGTTGTACCTTTACTTCTACCAAAGAAGTTATTGGTAATTTGACCCTGTGGATATTTCGGAATTAGTACAGATGGCATGGCAGTTTCCTTATACCAGTATTTATAAAGAATAAAGCCGCCCAAAGGACGGCTTTATTGATTTCTGCTCTAAAAGATATCTTAG